GGGGTGTGGAACGCTCGCCTACCAAGGAATCGAGGCTTGTGACTGCGGTCACGACCGCGGAGGTCCCTGCGTCAGTGGAGGCTGGTGTTGCAGCTGCGGCAGGCGGTGACGCAGTCGCCGACCGTGGCGACCTGGTGTCTGCTTCGTAGTGCGGGGTTAAGGTCGACGGTGAGGTCTTCGGTGCTGCCGCAGTAGACGCACCGTTGTCCGTCGCGGACGCGTGTCGTCGCGCGGATCTTCTGCCAGCGGTACAGGTTGCGTCCGCCTTTGGCACAGCGGGTGCAGTAGCTGCCGCCACGGGTGAGAGCACCGCAGCCGAGGCAGTGGGTTAGAGCCATCCGAGCAGCTCGACGGGTGCGGCCTGGTGCGCGTGCGCGTCGACAGCCATCGCGAGCGCGACGGCGGCGTCGATGGTTGTGCTGCGGTCAGGTCGCTCGAGCCGCCACCCTCGCCTGCTATGGCGCGCTACTGCGGCGTGGACGTGGCGGTTCAGGTGCTCGTCGTCGGGGTGGACGAGCTCGCCGTGGACGACCATGTCGTAGAGGCGTTCGCACGCCGGGATCATCCTCGAGTCGGACTGTGGGAACTGGACGGCCCGGATGCCTCGTTGCACCCACTCCATCGCCATCTGCCCTGCGCGCCACGGGTCGTACACGGCCTCGACGATCGCGTACTGCTCGGCGAGGTCGGCGACGTAGGCGGCAACCTCGAGCACGGCCTCGTCGCCCGTCCAGGTCTCGACGCCGACGTGGAGCTGCTCGTTGACGTACACGACTGCGGACGCGGAGCGTTCGCCACCGACATCCACTCCGACCCAGATCCGCTCGCCAGGTTCGAAGTGCGTAGGTCCGGCGCAGGCTTGCCAGGCGCCGGCGGGCAGCCACGCGCCGACAGCGGCCGTCCACTGGTTCGCGTGATAACGGCGGTAGGCGACCTCGGCCACGGCTTCGTGCTGCTCTCTTAGCGCGCCAACAGTGATCCATGAGGCGGGGTTCGCCTTCTTCACGATCGCGGGCCGGGTGATGTCGGCGTCCTCGGACACCGACCATTCGAGCATCCGCAGGTTCGAGCCGCGAGCGTCGGTGAACGCGCCACGGCGTGAGACGTGCGGCTGGCCTAGAGCACGGCCTCGGAGCCGTCCTAGCGGCGTGTCGGCGCCCTGGCCGGCGGTGCTAATGGTGATCAGTCTCGACCCCGGGCGTTTCAACGTGGCGGTCCTGAGCGCGACGTAGACCTCGTCGTCGGGGTGCGCGTGGAGCTCGTCGATGATGGCGAGCGACGGTGTGAGGCCGTGCAGCCTGGGCGCGTCCGCGGCGAGCACCCGGAGGTGCCTGCTGAACACGTTGGGTTCGCCGGGGTTGTCGCACCAGCGCAGCTCGAGGTGCCTGATCACGATGTTCGGGTGGTCGAGCTCGCGGGCGAACATCGCTGCGGCCTCGTAGAGGATGCGGGCCTGCTCACGGCTGCTCGCGGCGCAGTAGACGGCCGCCTTGTCGACGGTGATCAGGTGGTGCAGCGCGAGCGCCGCAAGCAGCGTTGTCTTGCCGTTCCCTCGCGGGATCAGCACGATCAGCTCGGGTTGCGGGCCGGCGGCGGCAGCTGCGATCCGTTTCTGAAACGGCTCCAGGTCGAGGCCGACGTCGTCGCAGAAGCGGGTGAACGGGAGTGCTACTCGGCGGGCAGGAACTCGTCCACCTCGTCGAGCGTCTGCATGGGCCCGTAGCGGGTGCCGGCGATCTCCGCGTACCACTGGCCGTCGTCGTCTTTCTCGATGGTGTAGCCGCGTGCGGCGGCCCGCTTGTTCAGGGCCGCCTCCGTCGGCTTCGCCGTCTCCTTCTTCGGTTTCTCGTCGGCCATGGTTCAGCTCGCCGCGATCCGGACGGCCGCGCTCTGACGCTCGGTGCCGAAGACGGCGTGGAGCTCCATACGGACGAGGCTCGAGTTCGTCTTGCCGGCGTTCTCCTCGAACGTGTTCAGCCCGACCGGGGACGCGTACAGCTTCCCGAACGCGCTGGCGTCGACGACTGCGGCGGCCGGGATCGTCTTCGAGACGCGCACGTTCATGCCGTACAGCGTTCCCGGCGCGAACTTTGCGGGGCCGAAGACGAAGTCTGCGGTCCCGCCGGACACACCGGACACCATCGTGTCGATCGCTTCGCTGTTCGCGGGGGTGAGGATCAGCGTGTCGGGGTTGTAGCCGGCCGCGTAGATCGTCGTCATCGCCTTCCGGATGCTGACGAGGATGTTGTCGCTGCCGGGCGCCTGGAACCCGCTGGCGGCGAGCGCGTCGAGGATCAGCTTGTCGAGTCCCTCGTTGATCGAGAGCCGCAGGTCCTGGCCGATGATGCTCTCGACCGTGTCGCTCTCGAGGTAGACGTTCGGGACGCCGGACATGACGGCGGCGACCTGCTTCAAAGGGAGGTTCGAGACGGTGATCGTGTTCGCGACCTCGGGCTTGTCGGTGACCGCGTCGAGGGCACGGACGACGTTCGCGGCGGTCGGCAACGTGCGGGCGGTCTGGGTCATGACGTCGACGCTGGTGATGCCGGCGTCGACGGCGACGCGCGGGAACGCGGGCCAGGCGTAACGCTGGTCGGCTCCGAAGCCGCCGGCGGCACGGGCGAGCTTGTCGACCGTCGAGACGCCGCTCGTGAACGTGAGCGCACGCGACTCGGCGGCCTGCTCGAACTCGGGCCAGGCGATCTCGGTCCGCCTGCCGGGCTTCCAGCCGGCCTGCCGGAAGTGGCCGAGCAGCGTGCGGGACTCGACGCCGCCCTGGTCGGGGATGTCGGCGACACGGAGGCCACCGCTCGAGGTGCGCTCCTCAGCGACCTCGTCAACTTCCAGTACGTCTTCCACGGGTTCCTCCTCGGGCTGTGGGGATCGGGTGCGGAGCTCGACGGACGCGGCCGGGTAGGCGCCGAACGTCGCGACCGTGACGTCGAGCAGCTCTTTCACTTTGGTGACGGTGCGGACGTCGCCCGCCCATGCGTCGGCGCCGACGACGAACCTGAAGCTGGCGCCGTCGAGGTCGCCACGGCCGACGGCCTCGCGGACGTTCTCGCCGAGCGGGCTGTTGGGCAGGTCGAGCTCGAAGCGGAGTCCGCGCTGCTCGTCGAACAGCCTGAGCGTCCCGGACTTGGTGCGGCCGAGGACCTCGTTCGGGTCGTGGTTCAGCAGCGCACGCACGTCGTCCTGGAGGACGTCGCCGAACGCGCCCGGCGCGATCCGTTCGGTGAACCCGCCGAGGTCATGGGACTCGACGCCGTAGACGGCTGCGTAGCCGACGACGGTGCGGCCGCGGGTGTCGAGGTCCTGCACGTCGACGTCGACGGTGCGCTGCTCTGGCGCCTGCCGGCGCTCGATCGTGCTCATGCGATCACTGCTCCTTCGCCGTTCATGGACGGGACCGTTACCGCCTGTAACGGTTCGGGCTCGAGGTTCTCGAGGCGTCGTACTTCGGCGCGGGTCATCCAGCCGGTGACCGGGTTCAGCGCCTTCTCGTACAGCTCCGCGCGGGTGCGACTGTCGGCGCGCAGCAGGCCGTCGATCAGGAACTCGGCGTACGAGCTCGGGCCGAACAGGTCACGATCGGCCGACAGCGCCTGCTCGATCGAGCGCAGCCACGGCTGCAACGAGAACACCACGAAGCTGAGCGCCTGGCTCTCGACATTGCTGTAGGTCATCGAGTCGCCGGTCTCGGCGCCGATCATCCACGGCGGAACCCTGAACGCCCTCGCGATCTCGACGGCGGACAGCTTGCGCGCCTCGACGAACTGCGCGTCGTCGGCGCTCATCGCGATCGGCGTGAACGTCAACTCGCCGGACAGAACAGCGATCCCGCCGCTGAGCTCGCCGGCGTGCTTCGTCGTCCACTGCTCCTTGATGCGCTCGGCCTGGTCCTTGTGGATGCTCTCGGTGGTGATGATTCCGGATGGCCGCGCGTGGTTCGCGAACAGGCTCCTCGAGGCGGACTGCACGGCGACGTCGCCCTCCAATGCCAGCCGCATCTGCCGGATCGGGGATAGGCCGACGAGGCCGTCGGTCGAGAGTGCTTTGACGTGGATCAGGTCGTCGAGGCTGTGCTCGCTCTGGCGGCCGTCGATGACGACGCTGAAGCGGACCTTTCCGCTGCGGCGCTCCACGCTGACCTGGGTCGGGTCGAGCGGGAGGAGCTGGTCGATGCGACCGTCCGCGTCGCGGAACTTGCCGAGGTAGGCGTTGCCGTGCAACAGCAGGTGCGCGACCAGCGTGCTGATCAGGTCGGCCTGGACGGTGCCTTCGGCGGGACGGTCCAGCAGCTCAGCGGTTCGGCCACCGACGCGGCGCCGGCTGTCATCGGCGAGGGTGCGGTAGGTGATCAGCGGGCACGACGCGGCGGCGTCGGCGAGGACGCGCACGCACGCCCAGACGTTCGCGTTGTAGAGCGCGGTCGTCGGGGTGATCGCCGTCGCGCTGGTCGTGGCCGGCAGGTAGACGTAAGGCGACTGCTCGACCTCTGGCGGCCTGAGCACCCGCTCCTCGCCCCGGGAGGGCCAGAGTCTCACCCGGCGTCCTGCCGGGGATAAGCGATCCGGGATGCCGAGCACGTCGGCATAAGCCAACCTTATAGGTCGGGTGAGACGCCCGCCTGTATCCCGTTGTGCCGGTTGATCGTTCGCTGGTGGTGGAGGTCGAGCACGTCGAAGAGTCGTTGCTCGCGCAGGCGCCATGCGGCGAGCAGCTCCGCGTCGGCTGGTACGACCAGTCGCCTCATCGCGAGTGTGTGCAGCCGCACCGTTTCGCCGACCAGGTTGAACTTCTCGATCGTGTCGACGATCGCTTCGAGCTTCCAGGGCTCGAGCTCTACGGAGTTCATGACCTCGTTGTAGGCCGCGAGGTACGGCAGCACGTCTTCGCCCGGGTTGTCGGCGATCAGCAGTTTGCGGTCGTCGTCGGTGAGTGAGGGGTGGTTCGTGTCGAGCACGTCCTGTTGGAGCGTGCTCACACGCATCGGCACGAGCTGTGCGTCCTTGAACGGTGTGAAGTGCCCGTCGGACATGTGCGCGAGCAGGTCGCGCTCCCGGTATGCGTCGTCGGCGGTCGGGTAGCAGGGGAACCGCATCGCCAGCTCGACGATGCCGGGCCGGCCGTTGTGGAGCGTGATCCAGACCCAGACATGGCGTTCGCCGAGGTCATCGGTTCCGACGGCGAGCTCGGAGGCGAGCGCCTCGACGAGTTTGCGGTCGGTCTGGGTGACCTTGTCGCCGCGCTCGAGCCGCGAAAGACGCACCTGGATCGCCCGGGTCGCCTTGTGGTGGCCGAGGCGCTCGGCGACGCGGCGGCCGAGCTCGCGCTGCGTCAGCCGTGCCTGCTCGCGGGCCTGAAGAAGGGCCACCGGGTCGAGCGGTGCCCTCTTCGTCGTCACAACCGTTTTCTCCGTTTCGCTCACGCTAAGAGTTCTATCACAACCGGACGATTGGTGCTAACGTCTCGGAATGTCTGTGCCACCCGTGCCGCCCGCGATCGTGATCGAGCTCGAGATCGAGGCTGCGCCCCGCGTCAGGGTCCGCGCGTCGAACGAAGGCGAGGAGCACCGCGTCGTCGACTGGATCAACTCGCGCGACGAGCTCGCAGACATCGTGGCGCGGGCACTCAACCTCGCCGAGGAACAGCCGGCCGCATGACCCTGAAGGCACCGCGCCGGAAGGGACACAGGCTGCTTCCCAGGGCACGCCCTAAACGGCACTGCAGGATCTGCGAGGCGAAGCTGCAGCGGTTCGAGATCCCGGAAGGCGTCTGTAACAACTGCCTTCGCCGCTTCCAGACGACGCCCTCCTGGAGGTACGCGCCGCCGTTCGAGCTCGCCGCGTGACCACCGCGCGAGAGCGAGCCGAGGAGCTCCTCGCCGAGACGGCGCTATTCGGCGAGCTCGGCCTCGACCAGCTTGCAGCGAAATCACGGATGGTTGCTCGCGACAGCCTCGAGGCGCTCGACATGCTCGACGCGGAACGGTCGGCACGTCGGGCGATCCAGGAGCGCCACGAACGGCTGCTCGAGCGGGTCTGCGGCCCGTATGAGGAGGCGGTCGGTGTCTGACCCCGACGTTGCACGCACGCTCGACGACCTCGTCGCCTACAACCGCCGCTACGTCGTGCTCAACGAGCGGCAACTCGTCGCGGTCGCGCTCTGGGAGTTCCACACCTACGTCGTCCACCTGGCCGACTCCACCGCGTACCTGTCGATCACCAGCGCGCTACCTCGGAGCGGCAAGACACGTCTGCTCGAGGTGATGGAACTGCTCGTCCACCAGCCGATGCCGACCGCGAACATCAGCGACGCGGCGCTGTTCAGGGCGATCGCGAAGCTAAAGCCGACACTGCTGTTCGACGAGATCGACTCGGTCTTCGGCGACAAGGCCCGCGACCGCGAAGACCTGCGCGGGATGATCAACGCCGGCTACCGCCGCGGCGCCCTCTGCTACCGGATGGGCGGCGCGAACAACCGGGTGCTCGAGGCGTTCGACGTGTTCTGCGCCAAGGCGTTCGCCGGGATCGGCGAACTGCCACAGACGATCCGTGACCGCTCTATCCGGATCAGGCTCGAACGGCGCATCCAGGGCGAAGAGCCCGTCGAGAGGTTCCGTCGCCGTGACGCCGAGCCGGACGCTCACACGATCCAGCAGTCGATAGTCAACCTCGCTGAGCACCACGCCGGCCGCCTCTTCGACGCACGGCCGAAGCTTCCGGACAAGCTCGACGACCGCGCGCAGGACATCTGGGAGCCGCTGCTCGCGATCGCAGAGCTCGCCGGTGATGACTGGGCGAAGAAGGCCCGGAAGGCCGCGGTCGCGCTCTCGGGTGACGCCGAACGTGAGGACGACTCGAACAGCGTGCAGCTGCTGCGCGACCTGCACACCGTCTTCAGCTCGAACGGCGCCGAGCGATACCGGACCGCCGACCTGATCGACCAGCTCGCTCAGATCGAAGAGTCGCCCTGGGGCGACTGGTACGGAAAGCCGATCTCGTCGCAAAAGCTGTCGAGCCTGCTGCGGCCCTACCGGATCCGGACGATGCCGGTGTGGGTCGACGAGAAGACGGTGAAGGGCTACAAGGCCGAACAGTTCGACGAGGTCTGGCTTCGCGTGCTGGGGGTTAGGCGGGTTAGGGGGGTTAGGAATGGCTCCAGTACTGGTGCGGAACCTAACCCGCCTAACCCGCCTAACCCCACCCACGCCAGCAACGGCGACCAGCCCGACTTCCCCGAGTCGGGCGAATGGCTCGCCCGTGACGGCCAATGGCGCCGATACGACACCGACCCGCCGGCGCTCACCGGTGAGGTCATCGGGACACGCAACGCCGGCGAACAGCCGGCCAACGAAAGGAGCACGACATGAAGCTGTACACCGTCACGGTCAGCATCACGGCAGAAGTCGAGGTCTTCGCCGAGGACGACTACGACGCCGACCTGTCGGCGAGGACGTGGGCTGAGGGACAAACCGATGGCCTGGTACTCGACGTCGAAGTGACCGAGGTCAGCGAAGAGTATGAGCTGGTAGGCAGCGCCGCATGAGCCCCGCTGGTGACGGGGCCGTCGCCTGGGAGTGCCCGTGCGGCTGGGAGCCGCCTCGGCGCGGCAGCAACGCGATCCCGGTGCGAACGTTCGTGTCGTTGCGCGAGCCGAAATGCCACTACTGCGGCGGCTCCTACAAGGACGAGTACCGCGTCTCCGATGCGCGCGTAAGTGACACCGACCGTGCCGAGGCTATTAGGCGCGCACGCGGCGAGGTGTCATCGGCGGCGTGACCGACCGGCTCCTCACCGCTCGCGAACTCGGCGAGGCGCTCGGCCTGAAGCCGGCGACGGTCCTCGACCGGTGGGAACGCGGCGAGCTGCCCGGCTACAAGTTCGGCCGGGCCGTCCGCTTCAACCTGGACGAGGTGTTGGCTGCCGGTAGACGGCCGGGCGCCGGCGGAGAAGCGCCAGCGACCCCGACCAGACGCCCGACCGACCGCGTACTCTGCCTGCCGCCAGCGATCCCGAACCAAGGAGAAGCAGATGCCTAGCGTCCAACGCGGCCAGGTGTACCGGCTGAACGGCGGCTCATGGGCCTACAGGTCCTACGACACGAACGGAAAACGCTCCCAGAACGGCGGCTTCAGGACGAAGGGTGAGGCGTCGAAGGCGCTCGAGCTCGCGCTGCGTCGTCACCGCGACCCGGTCACCCTCGGCGAGTTGATCGACGAGTACCTCGCGCAGCACATCGCCGAGACGAACACGATCACCACGCTGACCGCCAGGCTGAAGTACGCCAGGACCTCGTTCGCAGGTGCTCCACTACGCCGTCGCGTGCGGCATGGTCGACGACAACGTCGCCGTCAAGGTCACGAACCCGGAGCCGAAACGGAAAGAACGCCTCGGATTCGACACCTGGACGGACATCGACGCCGTAAAAGTCGAGATCGGCTCGCCGATCCCGGTGATCGTCGCCGGCACGGGGCTACGTCCGGAGGAGTGGATCGCGTTGGAACGCCGCGACGTCGACCGTCAAGCACGGCTGCTGCATGTACGTCGCGTGTTCACCGGCGGCGAGTTGAAGCTGTACGGCAAGCAGCAGCGGTCGCTTCGCACGGTGCCGCTGCGTCAGCGGGTCGTCGACGCGCTCGAACTGCTGCCAACACGGATCGACACGCCGCTCCTGTTCCCCGGCAAGGACGGGAACCACCTGAACCTCCACGACTGGCGCCGCAACGAGTGGACGCCCGCCGTCAGGGCGGCCGGTCTCGACCACCGGCCGCCGAACTCGCTGCGCCACACCTACGCGGCCTGGTCGATCGCCGCCGGCGTCGGCCTGTTCGCGCTCGCGCGTCGAATGGGAACGTCGGTGGAGCAGATCGACCGCACCTACGGGCATCTCCTACCCGACGCCGTCGAGTACGAGCGCGGCCTCCTAGATGCCTTCGATCAGCGCGAAACCGAGGCGTTTGGGCACGGATTGGGCACCGACGACTAAGTCGTCGGCTGTTTCGGCTTACGCCAAAACATCAGCTTTTGCAGGAACTTCTTCATAATCGGGGCGCTGGGATTCGAACCCAGGGCCTCTAGTCCCCCAGACTTTCGAAGCCGTCTGTCGCCTGGTGGCGATACATGGTGCGAAATGCCGTGTACGCAGGGCTTTCTAGCCCCTTCGTGCGCACGAAGCCGCATGGCTGCACGAGGCGGTTTCCGGACGTTTGGGCACTGATTGGGCACCGGCGCCGTACGCGTTAGGGTCGTCTAGACCACAGAGGTATGGGCGAGCGCCGCTCCCCCCAGGAGCGGCCTCGCCCGTGGCAGCGGAAAGGAGTCCGATGCAAACCGAGGATAAGGCCCGCTACGCCCGCCTCGAGCAGTTGTTCGACGAGAAGCAAGCCGAGAACGACCAGCTCAAGGCCGAGCTCGAGCAGCGGATCGCCGACCTCGAGCGCGAGAACGCCGAGCTCAGACGCGCGATCAGAGACGTGGTCGAAAACAGCATGGACCTGCTCAGAGCGATCGAACGGAACATCGATCACGAAAAGACATCGTTCGAGAACATCCTCGGCCGGCCGATCTCCGGCACCAGGCTGGTCGAACATCTGATCAACGACAGGGAGAACGAAAGGGCGGCGTCGTGACCGCCCCGCTCGAGCACCTCGACGACAAACCCGACAGCTACGAGGAACTCGTCGACGACTTCCAGAACAAACTCGCCGCCCGCCTCGACGCCACGCTCGAACGGCTACGCGCCCTCGAGAACGAACTCGAAGAGATCCAGATCGACCTCGAGACCGGCCCGTAGATGCTCGTCTATCACCGCACACACCACACGGCCGCGATCCTGCGCGACGGCTTCAAGGACGGCTACTACGCACTCCCCCACATCGGTGAACTGCACGGCGTATTCGTGTCCGCCGACTGGCCGCTCGACGAAAACGAGGGCGCCGACGGCGACGCCGTGATCGAGATCGACGTTCCCGACGCCCTCTTCGTCGAGTACGAGTGGGTGACCGAGGACAGCACCTACCGGGAGTCGATGATCCCGGCCGCCGACCTCAACGATCTCCCACGTCGCGTGCTCACGGACGACGAGATCGCCGAACTCACGCAGCGACGGTTCGACTCGTTCCTCGACGTGTAGGCCGACCTTCTCGCGCGTTTGCGAGAAGGTCGTGGTTCGCTTGTGGCGCGTTTGCCACAAGCGTTTTTGCGCAGCGCGGTGGGGGCTTTT